TCCTTCCCCTGCTACCTCCATAATGCCGTTAATTGCCTCCTGACCCTTCTCTATGAGGGAGTAGAGGTTCGCACGACTATAGACATAATCCTTCTCTATATCATCATCCTTCGATTTTATAATCTCAGGTTTTTTAATTGGTTTTGACTCGACAATATCACTCTCAATATTCAGAGCCTCATCGATTGAATCATAATTACTCATAATAGATTAAAAATCCTCTTTTTTAGTGGGACTGAATTCTTTAGAGTCTCCTAAAAATTCCCAACTTTCTGTAAATCCAAAATCATCTCCAGGTTCCGCATCAATTGGGTCAGGAACAGCAGTATACCTCATTTCACGTTTTGCGGTCTTAGTATTTGTATCAGCATACAAATCAACCTGAACTTTTTTAATAAGTCCATCAGTGCTATCTGCAACAGGACCGAATATGTAAGTTTTTGCAGTAAATCTTAAAGTGTAAATTAATGCTCTACGAGTTTGAAATGAACCCTCATAATCATCTTGAAAATCAATACTATCTAAAACAATAGGAACATCTCTTTTTTCTCCAATAGATTCTACTAAATCAACTGTAACATTAAATGATGGCTGGAAAAATGGTAGTATTTGCTCAACTATTTGAAGGGCATCATCATTTAATTTGGTGAAAATATTTAACTCAAATCCAATATTATAAGGAACTGGCATAAAAACTTTTTTTACCTTTCCATTTTTATCACATGCCTTAAATGTCTGTACTATTCCAGTTTTTCTTGACGAATCATATTGAATACTAGTCATCTCAAAAGACATTCTTGGTAAGGTAATCGCAACAGGTTTTGTTAGATCTTCCTGCTGCTCAATTTTTGCAAGAAATTTCTGCATTGGTCCATAGGAAAGACCAACTCTCATATCAGAAATTACATCTTCAGAATTATCTTTATGTTTAATGTGAATGTCATTAAAAAGAGTCCCAAATGATATAATCGTTTTTCTAATTATTTCGTTATAATAGTATGTTCCTAACATTAATATGTACCAAAAGGATTTGTTTCTGTAAAGTCTAATATTTTGTCTGCTTCTACCTCAAATTCATCATTATCTGAATATTGATCACTTGATGAAGTATCTGTGTCATATGACTTTAAAGTGTAAATTGCAGAGGAAGAAGATCCAACTATATTTTCTCCTTCACTAAATGTTCCACTATTTAGTGAAACTCTGAGAATCTTATCAATATCTTGTCCTGGATTAGTCCAAGATTTGACTTCTGCAGTAACTCCAGAAAGAGAACCAGTGACTGTCTCCGAAACAATAAAGGTTCCAATTCCTACAGCAGGTGGTGGAGAAACTGTGATATTTGGTTTAGAAGTATATCCAGAACCTGCATTTGTTAATAATACTTCTGATACTCTTCCATTGAAAATTCTAGAGATCGCCGTTGCGGTTGTTCCTCCGCCAACTGGTGGATCTATTGTGATAGTCGGCGCTTCATAATATCTATCTCCCTTATCTGTAATTTCAATTTTAAGAATTGGACTTTCTGATATAACACAAGTAGCAATTGCTCCAGAACCACCTCCTCCAGCAATAGTTACCGTAGGAGGTTCAGTGTATCCATATCCAGTATTTGTAATGACTATCTCTTTGACAGATAATGCATCTCCAACTGATGTAGTTATTGCAACTGCAGTAGCTGTCAAAGAAAATTCATCAACTCCTATGGCACCTGTAACAGTGCTAAAATCTACATCTTCGAAATTATTGGGAGGACTTATTGTTACCGTAGGTATTCCAGTGTAATTGTATCCATCATTCAGTAAAACAACATTAGTAACACCTGAAAAACCAGGAACAAGTATTGAATCACATTCTGCAGTTCCACCAAATGCAACCAATTTCAAATCTGTGATATAACCAACATCTTCTAGAACATCATCTATTTCAGGAATTCCGGTATCAATTTCCTCATCTTCATATTCGAAGAGTTCGCATGATAATTCGTAAACATAATTCCTACCTAATTGATAGAATGGTTTTTCTACTTCAACTCTTTTAATTTCAAAAAATCTTTCTCCTAAAGGAAAATAAACTAAGTCTCCTTCTTTTGGTCTATCGACAAATGCCAGATCTTCTCCTGGATAATATACTCTAGATATTGAAGCAATTTCTGCCAAGTATGGTGAAATCGATTCTTCAAATCTTTCTTTGGAAAGAACTAAAGTTATTTCATTTTTAAGTCTTAGACCAAATTTGGTCATGATATCACTATCAGGTGCATATCCATCATAATTATTTAAGTATGCCTCAATTACAAAACTTGTATCAAATTTTGATGATTGAACTTCATTCAGTATATCATCAGTTTTTAATAGTTTTCTTGGAATATAGTAAACCTCTATTCCATACATTTTTAATTGTTCATTTACCAAGTCTTGTACAAGACTCTGTTCACCAGATGAACCTTGAAGAAAATAGGGATTCAGTGCCATAATTATCCAATTAGATCTAAAGGTGGTAGTTCATATTCAGAAGACATTCTTTGTTTTATATCTTCCAAATCTCTTTGTGCATCTTCATATATCTGCCTTCCATTTAGTTCAATCCCACCAGGAAGTTTGACACCATTAAATTTAATTAAGTTTTGACCCCATTGTCTCTTTATCAATGCCGTCAAGTATTTTTTTACGAATGAATCATTATACACCTGAGTAAATGATTCGGGATCTAATGCTCTATAACAATCAATTACGAAAAAAGTATCTTTAGATTGTGCTCCCCAGTCTATATCTAAGTATAATCTATCTTGTCTTTTGTTGTATCTTATTTGTTTATCTGTGGTAAGTAAAAAATCAATATCTTCAAGATATGTTTTTGTCATCGCATAAGTTAGTAAGTCAACAGAACTAAAGTAATAAAGATCATTTAAGAAAAGTTGATATTTAATACTAAACATTCCTCCAGAAATTGCACTAGTATCAAACTTAAATATTTTCTCAACTCCTATTACAGAATCTGGAACTTGTATATAATTCGAATTTTCGTAGAAATTAAAAGTAGTTGCAGTTCCTACAATATTTGAAGTTCCAGTAGTTGTTACAATTCCAACTCCATCTGTTCCACCTGCCCTTCCTCTATCAATATCATCCTGTGATACTTTATATTTTAAGTACATTCTCTCGACACCATCATAATGTCGTTCATTAAAATATTGAATAGTATCATCAACTAAATCATCTATCTGATCATCATCAACGTTGATTTCTAAAACTGGTGCTCCCAGTTTTCTGAGACAATAGTCAATTAATCCTTGTCTTGTACTTGGTTTTGCCATCAGTATTCTCCTCCATCAAGGATACTTGTCCAAGTAACGATTCCGGATGGTTCATCGGTTGTTAATATAAAATTACTTGTTTCTATTGCTGTTGCAGTGCTTCCACTACTTACCAATTTTCCATCATTATCAAAATATCCAACTCCATTTGGACCATCAAAGTTATTTTCATAAATTAGATATTCGTCAACATAAAGATCTGAACCTACAAATAAATCGCCCCTAAAAGTAGTAACTCCAATAACATCAAGATTTTGAGTTGTTGTTGTATCAGTTACATTAATATTTTTTACAAATCTAAATGTATCGGTGGTGATAAATTTAGAAGTATTTGCATTATATTCTAAAAAGAAACCATCTGCTAGAGATGATACATCAACATCACTTAGATCTACAATTTTAGATACTGATGACCCACTAATATTTGAGAGGACTTTTATTACCCCCTGTCCACCAATTCTATCTGGTATACTTGGCATTACCTTGTTACTCCCGCTCTTACTAAAGCCATACCCTCAAATGCTTTATATTTTTTTCCTCCAGAATCTAATCCCCCAATTTCAACTAGAACATCATAAACATATCTACCAGGTTTTAAACTTAGAGTTTGATTATCAGTTAGTGAAAGTTCAATAATACCAACTTCAGAATCTAAAATTGTCGAAGCAAAAGAAACTGATGTTGAACTAGAAGGACTTTTTCTTAATTGTGCAGTAACACCATATCCAGTAATATTCAGACTGGAATTGGTTCTAGAATCACCTAAGGCAAAAGAACTGGAAAAGTCAAATCCCTGCTCAATCACAATATTAGATGCATAAACTGCCATTATCTTTATGAATTATAATCCTTTAGATATTTATATGAATTATTGGTAGTAGTTATTTGTTTAAAAAATCTTTGAGTAAATTTTTTATTTCTTCAATATCTTTTTTCATATTATTTAACTCTTCTTTCTCAGAATTTTTTCGTTTCACTCTATTCTTGTATCTGTCATAAGCAATATCATCACAATTAACAATTGCTCCAGTATCCTCATCTCGGTAAAGATGAGGATGATCTTTAACTTTTATTAAATTCTTCATGCGAGTGCGATTGTTCGAAGATCACTGATAATTGGTGCATTTGCTTGATCAGTCCCTGACATAATAATCTTGATCGAATATCCACTAAACTCTCCTAAATTATCAGCACTAAACTCATATTCTAAGAACTGATTAGCAGAACTTGCAGGAACTCTAACATCAGATTTTCCATTATTTAGAGATGGATCAACAACTCTAAATCCACCATCAGAAGTTGTTTCAAGATTTTCATGTCCTGGAAATAATTCAAATTCCTGTTCAATTTCTGATGAATCATCTCTAATAAGACTATAAAGAACTCTAATATCTGCAGAGGCGGGTCTATATGCTCCCAATATAACCTTCAGAGAAGATGCTGGTTTAGATAAATTGACAGTATCTGAAACATAAATTGCCGAGTGTGGATCATTCAAAATAGAATTTACTCTAGAATCTGTGGCAAAGTTTGTAACCGGATTATTTAAATAATTTGATGCAAACTCAACATTAGAATCTTCAAGATTTATAATTGGAGATAAGTTTTCGTCTGTGCTGTTTAATGTAACTGCTACCGTAAATGATGTTCTGTCAGTTACATTATCAAATACTGGTTGTTGCAATTCATTGACCCTAGAGCATACTATTCTAGTAGATTTTAAATTATTGAAAGAATTTAATTCTACTGGTTCAACCTCATTTAATAATTGGAAGGATGTTTCAGTAC